CAAGATTGTTCAACGGAGCCGATTTAATTATGTATATTTACTTTAGATACTTTTTCGGTTCTTTCATGGGATGGTTCATGAATTTGTCTATGGAGTTAGGGGCTTCAATTAAAATTAACCCCTACTCAGGTGACTGGAACAGGATAGCGCAGATTTTGAGTTCTTTCGATATTTCCGTTGATCCTGCTGTCGGAGCTGGTGATTACAAAGCCTTTGACGGTTGTGAAATGCCAATTATTCATGACATTATTCTTGAAATGATCAATTGGTGGTACGATGACGGCGAAGAGAATATCAATATTCGCAAGATTTTGTGGAAAGAATTGACTAATTCCCGTCATCTCTGTGGTGATATTATTTATGAATGGTTTTGTTCACTACCATCTGGGCATCCTTTTACTATCATTGTTAATTGTATATACAATCAGATCGCGTTTCGCTACTGTTATTTTAGAATGATAGAAGTACATGGAGATGGCTTTCCTGCATCAATGCGTTCCACAGTCTTCTCAAAGGCAGTAGTTCTCTTTGTTTTAGGTGATGACAACATCTTCTCTGTTAGCGATGAATTTAAGGAATTTTTCAATGAACTCACTCTACCAATATATATGGCAGAAATAGGTTTAATTTACACTACAGAGTCCAAGGGAAAGGCTTTATTACCTTTTAGAAAATTGAGTGAAGTTAATTTTCTGAAACGATCTTTTAGATTCGAGAAATTGTACGGAACATATGTTGGTCCTTTGCTTCTAGAATCTTTGCTTGAAATCCCAATGTGGATTAAAGTAGGAGATTCAAATGAAGGAAACTTCATTCAAAATGTGGAAAATTTCATTAGAGAACTTTCACTACATGACTCATCAGTTTTTGAGTCATATAAGAGGAAACTCCATGAAGCTCTTAGGTTATTAAATCCCAGAGTTTTAGAACATGCTGATATTCATCAATCTCGCAATGCTTATTTAGTCGAGGTATGTAATAGAGGTATGCATTTCTAAGTGTCCTCACGAGCGCAAACTCATTAAACTATAGTGTCCATCTTACTTTAAAGATGGGAGTGATTCTCTGAATCGTGTATCTATACACTAATAAATAGTACTTCAAATGTTCAAATTCGATCTTCTAAAATTGCGATAAAGCGGAAGTAAAAGTAATTTATATGTAATGCGTTTTGAATGAAGTCCCGGTCTATTTAGACTTACGCTTCCAGGGTGGGACGAAGGCATCCCCTTCATTATCCAGGAGTCTTCCTACGAACAGAG